TTGGAGGAAGACGATTTCCGCACCAATGGTGGTGTTATGAACCACGAGACCCTAGAGAGCATTTCTAAGCGTAAGAAGCCTTTTACTGTTGACTACAGTGGATTTGGTTGGTTATTAATCAAGAAAGGTGTATTTGAGCACAAAGAGATGCCTTATCCTTGGTTTGCACCAAAAATGCAGGTATTTGAGTCTGGTGAGGTTCAGGATATGTGTGGAGAAGACGTTTCTTTCTGTTTAGATGCAAAAGAAGCAGGTTTTGAGATCTGGTGTGACCCTCGTGTACGTGTTGGACACGAAAAAACAAGGGTAATCTAAGATGGAAGTCTATAACATCTATATTAATGGTGAAATAGTTCATGATAAGGTAAGTGAATCTACTATGTTTGATCTTATGCAAGATTATGCAAGGGATTATTACCTAGAACCCGACAAAGATGATGTTATAGACCCAAAAACTATTAAAATCGAAACACAAAAACTTTAATTCTAAACTATGGCAGTTAAAACTAAACAAGGAGCTTGGGGATCAAGTACTCTTATTGAAGCAACACCTAAAAAGACCTCACAAGGCAGAGGAAAACATACAAAATACTCTGCATCCTCTCGAAATAAGGCAAAAAAGAGGTATAGAGGTCAAGGATAATAATAAAAACACGCTCGAAAGGGCGTTTTTTTATGCCTCATATAAAATACTGCATATCCTGCCTAAATAAAAACAGAAAATAGTACTAAATATACCTTTCTATGCCTATCATACGGAAATCTAGGGCGTTTAAGGACATAAGTTTATCTTTTAAACCACATCCTGTCACTAAAGATCTACCCATCTTGGTGAATGAACGTGCAATTGTTAGATCAGTTCGTAATTTAATTGAGACTATACCTACAGAAAGGTTTTTTAAGCCCGATCTTGGCACAAATATTCGTGATAGTTTGTTTGAAACGTTTCACCCTACGTTAGTAACTATCATTGAGGATCAAATAAGAGAAACATTATCCAATTATGAACCGAGAATTAGTAATGTTAATGTTCAATTAGATCCATACATAGATCAAAATGCATTTGAAGCAACGATATTCTTTGATATTGTTGGATTATCAGTACCAACACAATCATTTTCATTCCTATTAGAACCTACCAGATAATATAATGGCGTTTACCCAATACACAAGCCTAGATTTTGATGAAATAAAGGCACAAATTAAGGATTATCTTCGATCAAACTCTAATTTCACCGATTTTGATTTTGAAGGATCTAACTTTTCAGTCTTAATTGATACATTAGCATATAACACATATATCAATGCATTTAATGCTAATTTATTGGCGAATGAATCGTTCTTAGATTCAGCAACGTTGAGAGAAAATGTTATATCACTTGCTCGTAATATAGGTTATGTACCCCGTTCAAAAACTGCTGCAAGGGCATCTATTTGGTTTACGGTAGAAGTAGAGGGTGAAGATCCAAACGTCACTACAGAGCGTTTAAAGAGGGTATATTTAAAGCCTGGTTTGGTATGTGTAGGACGAGCAAATGAGACTTCATTTAGATTTTCAGTAACAGAATCTCACTCTGCATCTGCAGTAGTTGATCGTATTGAGAATGGAAAAAACATTTATAAAGCACAATTTGGATCTGCTACAGAACCTATAGAAATTATTCAAGGAACATTCCTTTCAAGAACCTTTTTATATGCTGCTAATCAGGATCAGAGATTCATTTTAGATAACCCTGATATTGACACTTCTACAATAATAGTTAATGTTGGATCAAAAGATCAGGATGATGTAGGATCACCTATAGGTACTGAGTGGAAAAAGGTTGACAATATAGTAAATGCTAATAAAAACTCTGAAATATATTTCTTGCAAGAGATATCAGATGAAAAGCATGAAATACTCTTCGGTGATGGAATAATTGGTAAAGCACTAGGATCAGAAGCTATTGGTAAAGAAAATCTAACAGGAACACCACTTAGTAATGATAAGGTAAGTGTCACATACATTGTTTGTGATGGACAAGAAGGTAATGGTGCTAGTCAATTTGATTTCCAAGGTGGATTCTTAGATGGTGATCCTTCTCTTGTTGGAACATCATCAATAAAACCATTCAGTTCTGTAACAGTTAATGTTGTTCGTGGATCTGGAAATGGTGCTGAAATAGAAAATCTTTCTTCAATCAAATATTATGCTCCTAGACTATACTCATCTCAGTATAGAGCAGTTACTTCTAGAGATTATGAAGCAATAATAGAAAGCATCTATTCTAGAACAGAATCAGTTGCTGTTGTTGGGGGTGAAGAATTAAATCCACCACAATTTGGTAAAGTACAAATTAGTATTAAACCAAAAAATGGAACATATGTTTCGGACTTTGATAAGTTACAAATTAAAAATAAACTTAAAAACTATTCTGTTGCAGGAATAAATGCTGATATTGTAGACCTTAAGGTTCTATACGTTGAACTTCATTCAACAGTTTATTATAATAGTGCATATAATTCTAATCCTGCTGGATTAAAAACAAGAGTAACTGGTGCTCTTGATACTTATGCAAATAATATTGATATTAATAAGTTTGGTGGTAGGTTCAAATATAGTAAGATTCTACAATTAATTGATAGAGTTGATGATTCCATTACTTCTAATATTACTAAAGTGATTATTAGAAGAGATATGAAAGTCCTAATTAACCAATTTGCACAGTATGAACTATGTTTTGGTAATAGATTCCATATTAACCCTGAAGGATTCAATATAAAGAGTACTGGATTTACTATCAATGGTAGTAATGACATTTTATATTTGACAGACGTTCCAAATAAAAAAGCAGATGGGTCTTTAGATGGTAGCAATAAAGGTATTTTAAGTGCTATTACTAGGAGTCAAACAAATGAACTTAAAGTTATTGTTAAATCTGTAGGAACTGTTGATTATCTTAAAGGTGAAATAATTTTAAATACTATCAATATAACGAAAACAGTTGCTGCAAATGATTTAATTGAGATACAAGCGTTCCCAGAGTCTAACGATGTTCTAGGGTTGAAGGATCTTTATCTCACTTTTAACACTTCTAATACTACGATAAATATGGTTAAGGACGTTATTGCTTCTGGAGAAGATGTTTCTGGAGTCGTATTTTCACGAGATTACTATACATCAAGCTATGCTAATGGGGAACTGGAGAGGAAATAAAGAATGTTAGATATTGATACAAGAGTCAAATTAAATCAGATAATTGAGAACCAATTACCTGAATTTTTAAGATCGGATTTTCCTCTTGCGGAAGATTTTCTTAAAACCTATTATCTTTCTCAAGATTCTCAAGGTTCTCCTGGGGATTTACTTAATAATTTTGACCAATATCTTAAGGTTGATAACTTAACATCACCTGTTATATCAGGTAGTGCTACTTTAAATGAATCTATTGATTCGACATCTACTGAAATTACTCTATCATCAGCAACTAATCCATTTCCAACAGAGGGATATCCTGAGGAATATGGGTTATTGAGAATAAATGATGAGATTATTACATATACTAGTAAGACAGCAACTACTTTCAGTGGTTGTATTCGTGGTTTTAGTGGAGTAACCCAATATAATGTAGGAATTGCTACTTACATTACAACTTCTAACGGAGATCCAATTGAATATAGGAATTCTGTTCCTGCATCTCATACAATTGGGGCAAAGGTTACTAATCTTAGTGTATTATTCTTACAGGAATTTTATAAGAAATTAAAGAAACAATTCTTACCTGGATTTGAAAATGTAGATTTTACTAATAATCTTAATGTTGGTAACTTCTTTAAGCATGCTAGATCTTTCTATCAATCAAAAGGTATTGAAGAATCTGTAAAAATATTATTCAGAGTTCTTTATGGTGTTGATCCTATTATTCTGGATCTAGAAGATCGTTTAATTAAACCATCTGGATCAGAATATATTCGTAGAGAAATTATTGTTGCCGAACCAATATCAGGAAATCCTGCTAATTTAGTTGGACAAACAATTTATAAGTCTACTGATTTAGGGACTAATGCTTCAATATCTGAAGTTGAACCATTAACACGAGAAAATAAACTCTATTACAAGTTATCTTTGTTTATTGGATTTAGTGATAGGGATCTTATAGAAGGTACATTTACAATACCAGGTAAAACTAAGGTTCTAGAATCTTGTCCTGTTGGAGTTTCCACAATATCTGTAGATTCTACTGTTGGATTTGGGCACACAGGAACGATTATAAGCGGTACTAATTCTATAGACTATACATCTAAGTCTATTAACCAATTCTACGGTTGTAGTGGCATTACGGAGGCAATCAGCGTTGGTTCTGACATTAGATCTGATGAGGTTATTTTTGGATATGAAGATGGAGATCTTACAAAGAAAACTGAATTAAGAATCACTGGTGTTTTATCAGAATATGAAGGATTAAGTGATATTTCCTTAATCAACGAAGAAGAAAGTATTTTTGTTAAGAATGTTGGAGAATCTATAAAAAATGTAGATGATCCAACGTATAAAGAGATATTTGCTAATTCTTTCATCTACAATACAAGTTGTAGATATCAAATTGAAACTATTAATGGATCTACTTTTAAGTTATCGAGTACTATTGACAAGTCAAGTTTAAGACTTGGAGATTCTATTGAAATATTAGAAAGAAATAGTAATACAAAAGCTGCTGATGTTAATATTACAGATTTAGATTCTGTTAATAATAGTATAATAGTAAGTGGATTATTTACTCTTAATTCATTAAAAGAATATGATATTAGAAGAAAGATAAAAAAAGTAACATCTTCTGGAGCAGAATTAAGAGAAGGTAACAATTCTTATATTGGAGATGTTTTAAATGTTTATGTTGATGGTGAAAAAGATGGATATGTGGCATCTAACTCACTTCCAAGTTATGAATTAGATAGTACTGTTAAGGTAAACAAGAATATAATATTTGCTGGAACAAATACTACGTATGGACCTTGTGATGATGACCAATCTGCTTGCTCAACCTGTCCTTGTTTTAGAGCACCAGGACTTCATAATGATGATCAAGTAAGACAAATTGGATCTAGTGGACAATTAATACGAATCGATTCTTTTGAATATCTAACACTTGATGAACCCTCAACATTTTTAGATGGAGAATCTATAATCTATAGTTCTAATGAAGGATCTACTGATTATCCAGGATTAGAAAGTGGAAAAGTATATTATATCGAAGTTAAAAAATCTGATAAAAGAAAGGTTAGATTATATAATTCAATAACACAGGTTGGATCAAATATAGATTTTATTCCAATTGGTGTTTGTAATGTAACTGATTCTCATACATTAACTAAAGAAACTCAGTATGGTAAGAAATTAAGTTCAAATAAAATATTAAGAAAGTTCCCACTATCACAGGATTTATTTGTTGCAGGTACTGATGAAGTTCCTTCTAGAGAAATTGGAATATTAATTGATGGTGTTCAGATTAAAACACCAATATCAGAAGACTATATGTATTATGGTCCAGTTGAGACTATTGACATATACAATGGTGGTGAAGGATATGATGTAGTAAATCCACCAAAATTAGTAATTCAAGATAGTCATAATTCTGGAGAAAATGCATTAGCAGAACCAGTTATTACTGGATCAGTTAAAGATGTATTTGTAGATCCAAGTGAGTTTGATATTGACAATGTAGTTTCTATTGCTATAGAAGGTGGTAATGGTGGTGGATGTATACTAGAACCTATTGTAAGAAAGAGATATAGAGAATTAAAATTTGATAGTAGAGATACATTTTTTGCTGGTGGAATCTCTATTGAGAAGGAAACAATAACATTTACTACTAATCATAATCTAGAAACAGGAGAGACTGTTTATTATAGTAGTAATGGAAACCCTGAGATGGGTATAGGTCCTGCTTATGATACTACAAATACTGCTACAGGAACACTATCAAACGGTGCTCCATATGTAATACGTAAAGTAAACGAAAATACAGTTACTTTATACAATAAGTATTCTGATGCAATTGGTACAGCAGGTATTAATACTATTGGATTTTCAACTTCAACTAGAGCAAGTGGTACTCATAAGTTCAGAACAGGTCTTAAATCTTATCTGGCTGATATTAAAGTAATAGAACCTGGAAGTGGTTATACTTATAAGAAGATTAATGTTAATCCAACAGGTATTTCAACAGGTCATGCAAAAGTAGATTATACCAATCATGGATTCAATAATGGAGATCTTATTGAATATAGTCCTACAGTAGGTCTTGGAAGCACAGTACCTAAAGCAATTGATGGATTAGATACTTCAAAAGTATATAAAGTTTTAAAGATTGATGAAAATTCTTTCAGATTAGCTGATGCTGGATATGCTAATAATATATCATCTAAAAATTATGAAAGAGGTGAATATGTTGGATTAGGATCAACTGGTACTGGATATCAAACCTTTAAATATCAAGATATTAAAGTAAAAGCAGATATAACATATACTGGGATTACATCAGAAACAGATATAGACAATTACAAATATACTTACACACCTATTATTACTGGAAGTATAACTGATGTTCATGTATATGAACATGGTACAAAATATGGAACCACTATTCTAAATCACCATAAAGATCCTTTAATTACTCTACAAAGTGGTAAAGAGGCTGAATTAGGATTAAGTGTAGTTGAGGGAAAAATTGCAGATGTTCAAGTATTAAACAAAGGAAAAGAATATTATTCTTTACCAGAAATTGTTGTAGAAACTACTGGAATAACAACTACTAGTCTTTATGGTAATGGTGCTATTCTTAGACCAGTTGTTGAAGATGGTAAATTACAAGATGTTATTGTAATTAATAGTGGAATTGGATATACTGCAGGTAAAGTTAATGCATATCCAGTATCTAGAGGTAAAAATGGTTTACTTGAATCTAGAATTAAAAAGCATATTATTGATAACATAAACCGAGAAAGTAATTATGGATTAGATTCTATATCAGGTGATCTTACTTTAAGTGTAATTGGATATAATCAAACTATCGCTGATGCTTTTGATGACGATGGAACAACACACTCACCTATAATTGGGTGGGCTTATGACGGAAATCCAATATATGGTCCTTATGGGTATACTGATGCAACTAAATTAGGTCCTACAGTTGGTATTGTAACTTCTGGATATGTTTTAGATACTGTTGGAATATCAAGTGATTATGATAATGGTCTTAGACCAAGTGATAGTGTTACTGATGGTTATCCAGCAGGATACTTTACAACTGATTGGATCTATAATGGTAGTGGACAACTTGATAAGCATAATGGTAGATTCTGTAAAACTCCAGAATTTCCTAATGGTGTTTATGCATATTTTGCTGGAGTAAGTACTAGTATACAAACTAATCAATTAGTACCAAGGTATCCATATTTTATAGGTAATAGTTATCGTTCACCCTTTATATCATCAAATACAACTTTAACTCAAGATTTCGATTTTAATGCAAGTAATCTTTCGAGAAATACTTTCCCATATAAAGTTGGTGAAGAATTTGCAAATAATGATTTTATTATAGAATCTAATGAATATTTGAGGCAACTTAGTACTGTTGAATCTGTGACAACGGGTATAGTTGATACACTAGAAGTTTTAGATGGTGGTAGGGATTATAAAGTTGGTGATTTCACAGTATTTGATAATGAAGGGACTAATGGTTCTGGTGTTAGAGGTCAAGTTAAATCTATAGCAGGTATAGGAGTTTCTAGTATTGAGACTCAGATTGATAAGTTTGAGAATGCAACCTTTATATGGGAATCTGAAAATGAAGTATCAGCAAATTATCTTCCTTTCATTGAAGTAAATGATAAAGATGCTGTTGCTATTTCAGGTCTTAGTAGTTCTATTGTTGGATTAACAGATTCCTTTAGTGTTGTAGTTAAAACAGACACTATTGGATTAGCAAAAACAATGTCTTACAACAACCTTGTAACTGGTGTTGTTGAAGATATTTACGTTAATATTATACCA